TGATGTAAGGTGTACCACACCGTCGACTTGCGTCAATTCCAAGAATTACGAAAAAATAAAAGCATTTTCTTTTTTTGGCACGTTTTCACCCTGTTTCCGTAACGTTGGCATGCTTCTTGCATAGACGTTGGTACTCTGTGTCTATGACAGACTAGGACAAGGTAGGACAAGCTGGTCTTGCAACGCCTTGTTAACACCCGTCAATCGCTTGTTAACACCTTGTTACCGTAACGCTACGTTACGCAACGCCTTGTTAACACGTGTTAACATTCTGTTTACGTCCATTTGTGCGGTATCTGTAGATATTCGACTTCCCCTCGACGGGGGATGGGCGTCGGCGCTATCACCTCACAAATACATCGAGCAAAAATAGGATTTTCAGGACATAAACGTCACACTGACGTCATATAAACGTTACGTCTCATAAAATATCTTGACATTCTCGTATAAATGTGCTAAGCCTATACTAGATAGTATACGTCTATCTAGGACTGTCATAGACATCAGATACTAGATATCATACTCTCGCTACATAAGGATGCCATGCGCGTAACACAACTCAGCAGAAAAAACTGGAAACCTTATCACACTCAGATGGTATACTGGGTACAGAAAGGACTTTCTCCTGACGCCATAGCTGAAAAGATAGGAATGTGTGCTGCTACCATCTCAAGAGCCTCTAATATGCCCTATTTCAAGGAACGCCTAGCTGCTGCACAGACAGCCTACGAAAAAAGACGGAGCCAACGGCTCGCTGACCTGCAAATAACTGACAAAACACAATCTAAACTAGAACGAGCTGCTCAAATGGCTGCAACAATCATGATAAAAGCCCTTCGAGGAGACTCTGACATCACACGTCAGCAAGTATTCGTAGCTAAAGACCTTCTTGACCGTACAGGATACAAGGCGAAAGAGAAGATTGAGCTCGAGACACACAATCACAACTATTCTCCTCAAGAAGTCGCCTCAGCGCAGACTACTCTCCTCGAGATGCAGGAGATTCTTGACACCCTAGGCGTAACAGGAACCCATTACGCTATCTCACAAGCAGGCGATACCTACTCAAGCAACCCTCAAGTAGAGGACTCTGTAGATGTCAATGAACAGCTCCCCTCTTAGCGGGCAAGCACTCGTAGACCGTCGAGCATCTCAACGCTCTCTCTACTACCTTTGTAAGGAAGTCCTCGGATATAAGGACATGGTACCTCACGTCCATGGAGAACTCTGCACCTTCATAACCGACTCTCGTTACGGACGCTTCCGCCAAGCCACCGTCCCGCGCTCTCACTTCAAAACATGGGTCTGTACCATCGGTAAAAGTATATGGCTTACCCTTCCCGACGAGGAAGGACTCTTTACCAACATATTTCCCTATAAGGGAGAGAATGTCCGCGTCCTGATAGCCTCTAACGTTATCGACAATGCCGCTAAGATGATTAACAAGATAAAACGTGAGTGGGAATCGAATACTCGTCTCAAAGCAGCTTTTCCTGAACTCGTACCCTACTTTAATAAGACACGTTGGTCAGACCACTGCGCTGAAGTTAAACGTACAATCGCAGCACAAGAAGGTACCTACACAGCCGTTGGTGTTGGCGGTAGTGTTATTTCCCAGCATTTTGACCACATCATCGAAGATGACTTAATCTACGCGAAGAAAGATGACTTTACTGGCGATGAACTTATGCCTAATCAGGAAGACATTGACAACGCTATAGGGTGGCACAAGCTGGCCTTCTCACTGCTCTCCGACCCGCAACGGGGCTGTATAGACAATATAGGTACTCGATGGGCACCACATGACCTGATAGACTTTATCCGCAATAAAGAGCCGCATTATTCCTGCTTTGAACTAGCTTCCACCCATGGCGCTTTATGGCCAATCGACTCTGATGCCCAGTGTCTATGGCCTGAACGATATAATAAAGTTACCCTCGAGCAGATACGTGACTCTCAAGCTGCTAAGATATTCGAGACCCAATACCTTAACCGCCCACGCGCGGGAGAAGATGTTACCTTCAATACCAGTTACCTCCATCGCCACACCTCCTTCGATGAATTCCCCCGAGGCACCTACATAACCGTCGTTGACCTCGCATCATGGAAAGACGGAAAACATATCTGTAATAACGTAGTAGCCACAGGCCTACGTGACACCAATAACCATATCTGGATAGCCCGCGTCGATGCTGGAAAGTACACGCCCACGCGTGTCATCGAACTCATGACGGAGCATCACCTCCAGTTCAAGAGTAAGGTCTTTATCGAGGAAGTAGGATACCAAGTAGCCCTTCGTCACTTTGCCAAGTTAGCCATGGAAGTTCCGGGTGCCGCTGTCTACTCTATTAATCAACTCCCCCACGACAATCGTAAAGGTGCTAAGGACCTCCGTATCCAGTCCCTCGAGCCTATCGTCGCCAATGGTATGATGCACGTCCTCTCCTCGATGAAAGACTTTGTGCAGGAAATGGAAGACTATCCCTACGGCGCAAAACGAGACATGCTTGACGTAGTTGGCTATCTAGCCCGCTACGCTAAAGCGCAAGTAACCGAGCAAGCTCCTGACCCGCAAAATCCATTCTCCCTCGAGAGTATCTTATCTGATATCGAGAACCGCGCCCGAGACCTGACAATCGTATCTAAATTACGTAAGGAGCAGTGTGGAATTAGTTGAGAGCCGCCTAGCCAGAGAACTTCCACCCGAGATTCGTCGTAACGCTATCCGTACAGCTTACGAAGAAGGTAATTCTGACGCCATCTACGATGACTCTCTCGGAAACAAGACATCTATGATAGGCGCCCATATAGGAGACCCTAATGTTGCCTCCTTACTTCTTCGCGGAGGACTAGACCCCGCTATTCTCAAGGGGACCCGTAAAGCTACTATCGACGACTCCGTCAAGGCATACAAGATACTCTACGATAATGCACAATCTGACGTTCGTAGGCTCGTCGGAGACGACCTCTTCAATTCCCTTGACCCCGTTCGTCAAGGAGTCCTTACAGATATGTCTTTCCAGATGGGAGTATCTAAACTAGGTGGCTTCGAGAAGATGATAGCTGCCTTGAAAAGTGGAGACTTCACTACCGCTTCCCGTGAGATAGAAGACAGCAACTATTACCGTTCCCCTATTACGCAGAAACGTGCCACCCGTAACCGCGACTCTATGCGAGAAGGTACGTCTCCTAATGGACCAGAAGGTACGCCATTCAATGACCTAGACGACACCCACTATCGTATGCGAGAACGGGCTATGCAAATGCTTCTCCCCCTTGACCAACGAGGAAAGAAGCAACGCTGAATATTAACAGGAGACTTATATGCCAGCAACAGGACAGACGAAATTACAAACATGGAAAGATAAGATACAGGATGGTCAGCGCTTCCAAGCTACCTTCGCGCGTATGCAAGATTGGGCACGCTACAAAGACTACTATCGTCATAAGGGCTTTGTCGCTGACTCCATCCCTGTTAATATCATGTTCAGTATCCTGCGTACCCTCGTACCGCAGATATACTATCGTAACCCCCATATCACAATCACTGCCCGTAAGCCGGGTCTCGAAGCAGAGTTAAATGCTCGTCTCGTCGAACGCCTAGATAACTGGCTTCTTAAAGAACTTGCTGCCAAACGTGAATTCAAACGCCTCGTAGCTGACTCCTTCTTCTGCGGTACCGCCTCAGGTATCATAGGTTACGACTCCGAATACGGTTTCTCCCCCTCTCTCATGGAGGGTGACGGCTTCACCCTTACTCAGTTCGACTCCGCCGGAAACAAACTTGAATTTAATACAGGCGTCAATCCGGGAATGCCTTGGTTTCTTCGTGCCCGCCCAGAAGACATCATCTTCCCATGGGGTACGACCGACTATGAGTCCCTGCCATGGTTTGCTATGCGTGTCTTCCGTCGAGTCGATGACCTTAAGAAAGATAAGAAGTATACTAACTCAAGTGACCTCGCAGGCACGTATACACAAATACGTAATACTCCCGACGGTGGAAAGATAGACGACATATCAGAAAACAGTGCCCTTTCTAATGACGAAAAGTGGGTAGAAGTCTGGGAAGTCCATGACGCCGCTTCAGGTAAAGTCTATGCCTTGACTATGGACCACGACAAGTGGCTCCGCCAAGACAATGACGAACTCCAGATGGACGGTCTCCCCGTTGAAGGACTCTCCTTTAATCCAGACCCTGACTACATCTACGGTATCCCTGACGCGCGTATCATCGAACCCCAGATGTTAGAACTTAATGACATCCGTACGCAAGCCATGCGCCACCGTCGTCTTGACATCATCAAAGGACTTATCCGCAAGAATGCTCTCTCCGAAATCGAGAAGCAGAAACTGAAGAACGGAGACATCGGTGCCCTCATAGAAGTAGAGAGTGAAACAGATGACCTATCAAGTATCTTTGTCCACGTCAATCCGGGTGTTAGTGGTATCTTGCAAGACCTTGCTATCCAAGCTGAACAAGTCCGCGGGGACATTCGTGAGACCGTCGGTTTCTCCCGTACCTCTCAAGGAGAGTTTATGGGAAAGACCCATATCTCTGCAACCGAGACGAACCGCGTCATGCAATCCTTGAATATCCGCCTCGACGAACGTCGAGACGCTATGGCTGACCTTGTTAGCCGTGTCGTCCGTAAATGGAATCAAATTATATTTACTCACTGGACAGCAGAACGTATCAGCGATATCATAGGCCCTGATGGCGCTCGTTGGTGGCTTCGTTACACAGGTCCCCAACTTGCTAACGAGTATGACCTTAACGTCGAGGCTAGTGAAGGCGCTGCCATGGATACAGAGACCAAGAAGGAACTTGCCTTCGAGGCTGCTAAAGTCTGGGCAGAGTTAAATCAAGGTCGTATCGCCCAAGGTGCTCCTGTTCCAGCAGAAATTCAGCGCCTCATCTTCTCGCAATTTCAGGAAACCGGTCTTGACATCGACAAGCTTCTTGCTCAAGAAGGTCAGTCCCCGCCTCTTCAGCAACAGGGTGGGCCGGGAATGTCTCCTCAGCAAGCTGTCTCTGCAGGGCAGATGGCATCTATGATGGGACCAGCAGGACAAGGATAAGGATAAGGTTAACATTAGATAACCAGTAGGAGAATGCCCGTGAAGGACGATATTTATGGAACCTTTAAAAAAAGAGATACCGACGACACGTACAATGGCGCGAATCGCAATATTCAGAAGGAGGACTGGGCGACTGGTCATTGGGAAAATCTACCCGACGAACGGGGAGCGCCCACTCTCATTCATAATAAAGAGCACCTACGTCAGGAGTGCGAGAAACGAGGTGTCTTAGCAAAGGGACTCATCAAACCCACGAGTCAAGGAAAGGGATACGAGATGAGCCGTCAATCATCGTCACGCAAGTACTTTTACCTAGGGTAGTAACGTATCGACGACTGACGTATCGACGTAACGTAAACGTAAATGTAACATAAACGTATCATAACAAGGAGCAGTCTATGGCAGCGACAGGACAAGGAGGAGTTCGTGAGAAGAAGTTACTCACCGACTTCACAGGTTCCCAGCCACGTTATGAGTTTACAGGAAACTGGACAGGTAAGGATATTCGTATCGTGCTTACACATGCACGGCGCGCATACTTCTTACACAACAAAGCCCTGCGAGCTCAACGTGTAGAACCAGCGACGGAAGAAGAGGCAAGCGACGTAGTAAATCAACCTAAAACACAAGCACGTAAAAAGGAGACAGTAAATGCCTGAACCAGAGAATAAAGCGACTCCGAATCCCGGCGAGGGGGATACACAAGCAGGAAAAGCACCATCAGTCGATACTGAAAAGTATGTTCCGAAAGACCAGTACACAGCGGACCTATCTGCGAAGACGACAGAGTTACAATCTCTGCAGAAGTCTCTGGAAGAAGCCCAGAGTTCTTTAACGTCTCCAGAATATTTAAAATATCTAGCTGACAAGCGCGCAGGTGACAAAGCCAAGAGACCTGACAATGCTCCCGCATCTGATAAAGAGTTGCGTGACCGTCTTGCCTCTCTTGAAGTTGTAGCCAGCCAATTAGCAGCCACGATTGAGCTCACCGATGTCGAGCGTAAATATGCTGATTTTAAGGATTTCCGCAGCGACGTACAAGCGATTATCAACGTAAACGGCAACCTGTCCTTTGAGCAAGCATATCTCATGGCTAAGGGTAAGAAGGGACAAGCACCATCGTCCACAACTCCCCCGACCGGAGATAAAAAGGTAACAGGAACAGAGAAACCCGGACAGTTTGTACCTGACTCCGCTCATAGTGAGAAAGAGTTCAAGACTACTGCCGACGCCACTGCTGACGTCTTACGTTCGATGCGTGAAAAATATGGTATCACGGACACTTTATAAAATAGCTTCTCGTAGTAGGAGATTATACAATGCCACCTTCAAGAACCGAGATACTGGATGACCTATATACCAGTACATGGAATAACAGACGTAAAGAAGTAGTAGACCAGTTTTTTAATGCCTCTCCCTTTTACCAAGCATTACGTTCTAAAGGGGGAATCAAGTTTAATGGAGAAGGCGGACGATATCTTGAGGTTCCTCTTTCCTATGCTCGTAACGAAACAGTTACGTCCTTAGGTCGCGGGGACACCATCTCGTTATCCGATACCGCTTTCTTGTCAGTAGCTCAATTCGAGTGGAAGTTCGTAGCTGGTAACGTAACGCGTTTCTTCACAGATGACGCTAAGAATAAGAGCATGTCTGCTCACCTTAACTTAGCTAACTCCAAGATTGACAACCTACGCGACTCTATGATTGACCATTTCGAAACCATGTTATTTGCTGACGGAACTGGTAACGGAAGTAAAGATATGAACGGGTTAGCTAACCTCGTATCTTCTACACCAACAGCCAGCGCCACAGTTGGTAACATCAATCAGTCCACCTATAGTTGGTGGCAGAATCGTCAGAAAACCTCTTCAGGTGCTGCGAGTGTCTACCTGTTAGGTGACATGCGTAACTTGGCCAATACTTGTTCAGAAGGCCAAACACGTAAGTTCCCGAACATGTTAGTCACAACCCAGACAGTTGCAGAGTTATACGATGACGAAGTACTTGAGCAGCGTTCTATCGTTAACAAGTCGGCTGGCGATGCAGAGTTCCTGACAACGACATGGAAAGGTATCCCTCTTATTTGGAGTGGCCAATGTCCGTCAGGCGCAATGTATATGTTAAATAGCCAGTATATCGCCCTGAACATCGACCCTGCTATCAACTTCATGGCTACTGAGTGGAAGACAATTCCTAATCAGTTAGACCGTGTTATGCAAATCGTTGTTAAAGGTGAGTTGGTAACGACTCGTCGAAAAAGCTTAGGTGTTCTTACGTCAATCGCATAAAGCTCCTGAGAACTAAGCCAATAGTTCTTAGTAGGTAGCCTAAAAACCAAAAGGAGAGTAACATGAGTAATTTTAAAGCACTGGACCCAACAGTTATTGGGCAGTCGGTATACGAAGAGTCCACTACAGCGAAAGCTGAACTCGGTGCAATAACAAAGGTAGGAGACCGTGTCTACCGTTACGCTGTTGCAGGCGCTGCGCTCGCTGCAGGAGATGTTGTCGCAATCGCTGCAAATGCGCAGGTCGTAAATGCTACTGCTGGCGCTGCTGCAGTTGCAGGCACGCGTGAAGTTGTTGTCTACGGCGCTGCTGCGATTAACGCCAGTGTCTTCGCAGAAGGAGACCTCATTGTCTCTGACGCTACTGGACAAGGATACGTCTATCGTATCAAGTCACAGCCAGCTTGTTCAAGTGCTGGTAATGCTACGGTTGTCTTGTATGACCCGTTAGTAGCTGCCATCGGCGTAGCATCTGAAATCACTCTCGTTCCTAACAGGAATCAGGTTACCAACGTCATTACAGCCACGACTCCTATTCAAGGTGTCGCAGCGTGTGCCGTAACATCAGGTAACTACTTCTTTGCTCAGGAAGCGGGTATTGCAGCCGTTAAGGTGAATACGACAGTTGCATTCGGTTCCCTTATCATCCCATCTACTACAGGTGGGACTACGGTAGCAGACGTTACAGCTAATGCTCAGGTCATCGGTGTTGCACTCGCCGCTGGTACGTCAGCAGATACTGTACCAGTCTTATTGCGTATCAAATAACATACTCGGGTATCCTACGTCTCAGGAGGAGTTAATTCCTTCTCCTGAGACTAGGGTATCTGCGTTACGTAAAACAAGCGACAACGAAAGGACATGATAATGAGTAAAGAGATGCCACAAAAGAGTTCCTCGAAGAGAGTTACGACACGTGCCCCAAAGAAGAAGGTACCTGATACGTCAAAGGTACCTGCGTCAGGTGAGCTACCTGATACGTCTATAAAGTACCCATCCTTGGTACTTCCAGATGCTCCTGTATACGTTGGAGCTCCTCCTCCTGAGACGCCTCGTCCAGATGCAGAAGGACTCGTCGATGAATACGATGACCCAGCAAATAGTCCAGTTTTACCGCCGCCTGTTGGCAAAGACCGTATTCTGATAGCGATACCCATGTTAAGTGTCTCGTATCAATTCTTCGAAAGCTTCCTCAAATTCTGGACTGCTCTCGTTACTCGTCAAGATGTTCCTTACGAAGTCTGCTATCAATTCGCGTATCGTAAACCTGTTCACATGGCAGAAGAGTTTCTTGTCCATGTTGCACAGTATAATAAGTGTACCCACATCCTCTTCATGGATGATGACATCTTTGACGTTACACCCGAAGACCTAGATAAACTGTACAATGCAAAGAAAGATGTCATAGCAGGTGTGATGCACGCTAGTAAGTTTCCACATGCTACCTGCACCTTCCGTCGCTACAATCCAGACCGTAAGGTAATTGACATGCCCGTTGAGAAGACTATCTATCGCCTCTACGAGATACCTTGCATCTGCAAAAAGTGTGGAACAGGTCAATCGCACTGGGATGGTAAATGGTGCCTTCACTGCGGAGCCGAGCAGGATAATATGGTTCAGGAAGTTGACCTGATACCCTTCTGCTTCACGTTGATGAACCTATCTATCTTCGATAAGTTAAAACGTCCATGGTTTCACTGCACCAATAAGTTCCCAACAGACTCATGGTTTGCTGACCGTATCCTAGAAGCAGGTCTTCGTGAGCATGTTCACATGGGAATACGTCTCAATCACGCAGGTGTGAATGACGCAACAAAACCCTTCTACGTCCAGATGGGTATGACAAAGGCACGTTCTACCAATGCCATGGTAACCCTTACGCAGGAAGATATGTCTCGTCATGAGGACATGCTTTCTAAACGTATGTATGAAGTAGAGCAGAGACTCAAGGAACGTCCAGAAATAGTATTCGACGGTCACGTCGTCGAGAACAAAGCAGGTAAGCATTCAACACTCGTAACACACGGACTCTAAGCATCGCGTTATCGAGTGCCCTAACAAAATGGAGCAGTTAGTATCCCTAATTAAGACTAACTTGTAGCAAGTAAGGAGAGTAAAATGAGTAAACGTCGTCGAGCAAGTGAATTAGCATTCGGTAAAAAGTACGCTCTTAAGTATCCTGTTAATGTCGTCGTAGCAGCATCAGGTACTGGAACAGTCGCTAAGGGCGGAGTCATCACGGTCGTAGCAGCTACTAATGCATCCGTAGCTACCCGCGCGTATCTGACAGTTGGGGCAACAACGAATATCGGAACCCTGATTGGTACAGCATAAGGAGATTGTATGGCACTAACTAGACTACAAATGTCAGGTGAAGTGCTTGATAACCTTGGTCGGGAGGGTTCTGCCGAAACACGTAATGGCACGACCCTCTCGGACATGTCTGTCAGGTGGCTAAACCGTGCACAGCTACAAGCAGCAAGAAAGTATAATATCCTATTCAAGACATCTACAGCAACCACTGTCGCTGACGTCCAGACATATACATTTCCCGCAACTCTCCGCTCTCTCTACAGTCTTCGCCTCGAGAACGGAATAGAGTCTCGTAAATTAACCTGTATCATGCCATGGGACTTTGACAAAGCTGTGTCCAAGCCAGACGAAGACTTCACGTCAACACCTACATACTATATACCTTATAAAGCGACAAATGAATTTGAACTCTACCGTATCCCTGATGACACCTACACCCTACGCCTTCGTTACAGCATGTGGCCTGCAGACCTTGCACTCGACGCTTCTACATCCTCATATCAAGTAGCTGGCATCGATGCTGATGATGCCACCATCGCTCTTGCTACATCATACGGATACGCTTACCTTCAGGAACTCGTTGATGCCACCAAGTGGAGAGAAGCAGGTTGGATGTTATGGAAGATGATTAGTGACGCCACACGCGATATCTTTCCTGACTGGGCACCTCGTGAGATGGGATTCAGTATCTACGATAGTCAAGAGTTACCCGGAGAATATTATAATAACCCATTCGTCTTACGAGGTCCTTGATGGATTGGACAGACGTTACAGTAGAGAAATCTGAAGACCTTGCTCTGTGGGGAACATCTGCATGGGGACAATTCCCGTGGGGATTTGCATGGCGTCCTCCTGTAACGTCGGTAACTCCGTGGAGTGCTGCATCTACCTCTTCGACAACATGGACACCTGTATAGGGAGCTGTTATGAGTGAAACAACAACTAATTATGACCTTACCAAGCCTGACGTCGGTAGCACTGGTTGGGGGGAAGATGTTAATACTAACTTTGATACCATAGATACGCTACTCAAGGAGAATGCTGATGCTATCCTTGCAGGAATCTTTACGAACCTGACAGCGACAGGAACAGCAACGTTTCCATCAGTTAAACTAACAGCAGGAGACATCAATCCAACCAACCTCATATCCAACGGAGATTTTGAGGCTTGGAGTGCTGGTACAGCTGTGGCTCCTGATGGGTGGGCATTATCTGGTGCTGGAAGCACAGTAGCTAGAGAAGCATCTATTATTAAATTAGGAACTTATTCTCTTAAAGTAACTAGAAATGGAAGTGATTGTTATTGCGGTAAAGAAGTTCACGCAGAAAGAGGAATAGCATACTGGAAAGGAAGGACAGTAACATTTGGATGTTGGGTTTATGCGACCGTTGCAACAAGAGCATATATATATCTATATGATGGTGTAGGCACAACTAGTATAAGTCATACAGGAGATTCAACGTGGCAGTGGTTGACTATAACACGAATCATAGATAGTAGTGCAAATAGGGTTCGTATTCAATGTCAAGTACAAGGAGGGGACACCTCCGCCTACTTCGACGGAGCCATGTGTGTTGAAGGTTCAAGTGCCTTTGCGTTTAGTGATAAACCTGCTGGGACTATTACTGGGACTTGGACTCCAGTTTATCAAGGAACAACTGGTACTATAGGTTCTACTTCATATTCAAAACAATTTGGTGTATATTCAAAATCTGGTAATATCGTTACTGTTTCTGGATACGTTGCATTAACTAACAATGGAGACTGGACTGGAAATGTAATAATTAGTGGACTTCCTTTTGCTGGTGCTAATATGCCAGACGCGTTACATCCTGCAGGCACAGGTTCGGTTGCTTCAAGTAATATAACTTATGATGGGCAACTAGTTCCTTATGTTGCAGATAATTCTACAAATATTAAAATATTTTTACAAAAAACAGCTACTGGAATTTCACTTTTAGATGCTTCTGGTGTGCCTGATAATGGAGCATTTCATTTTTCTATTACATATATAGCAGCATAAACGTAAAACAATAAGGAGTCTTACATGGGAAAGCAATATGACGCATTCATCCTATCAACAATGACAACCGGGTCAGGTATAGCTATAGGTACCGATATCGACGTCGCCGGTATCGTCTCTGGTACTGCTACGACAACAGTTACG